ATGGCTTCTCTGCCGCTGTTGTTTACGGCGACGGCCAAGCCCTGTTCTCGACGGCTCACCCGCTGGTCTCCGGTGGCACCAACAGCAACCGTCCTGCGACGGCGGCTGACCTGAACGAAACCTCCCTTGAAGCGGCTGTGATCCAGATCGCTGCTTGGACGGACGAGCGTGGTCTGCTGATTGCTGCCAAGCCCCGCAAGCTGATTGTTCCTCCCAACCTCCAGTTCGTCGCAACCCGACTGCTGGAAACGTCGCTGCGTGTCGGCACCACCGACAACGACATCAACGCGTTGAAGAACAACGGCTCCATTCCGGAAGGCTACACCGTCAACCACTTCTTGACCGACACCAACGCTTGGTTCTTGAAGACTGATGTGCCCAACGGTCTGAAGCACTTCGTGCGCGTGCCTCTTGGTACGTCGATGGACACCGACTTCGACACTGGGAACAACAGGTACAAGGCGCGAGAGCGGTATTCTTTCGGCGTCAGCGATCCTCTCGGATGTTTTGGCTCGCCGGGGGCTTGACACCTCACGGATTCCAGACTACGATACCTCCTTCACTGGAGGTATCTCATGGAATGCAAATCGGCTGGGTGCGGCAACAAGATTTTTTCTAGCTTGTTGTGCCGTAAGCACTATGAAAGGGAGCGGCTGGAGACGGCTGCTCCCTGTTCTGTTTCTGGGTGTGACAAAAAGGCATACAGGGGCGACTTGTGCATTACGCACTATCGTCTCTTCATACTTTCACAACGCAAACCGTGCGTTGTGCCTGGATGCACTAACCCGCAAAAAAACGTAACGTCAGGGCTTTGTGGTAAGCACGAATCTAGAACAAGAGCGCACGCATCTGTAGATGCCCTACGCCCAAATGATTGGGGCGCAAGAGAAAAGCACCCGCTTTACAAAATTTGGACATGGCACAAGCGTGTAAAAGACGGGTTATGTGCAGAGTGGAGTGCAGACTTTTGGGCTTTTGTTGGTGCTGTTGGAGAACGACCTGACGGATATACGCTACGGCGTAAAGACGTTTCTAGGCCGTTTGACAACGATAACTGGTACTGGAAAGAGCCCATTAAATCTGAAAGTTCTGCAGACTATCAACGTCAATGGCGCAATAGCAACCCGGAAAAAGCAAAAAACCTAGACCTTAAAAAATACTATGGTATTACTTTGCAAGAGTACGAGCAGATGTTTAATGCACAAAACGGCGTTTGTGCAATATGCAGCGGTAAAGAAACTACCAAAGACAAGGACGGTGCTCCAAGACGTATGCCTGTAGACCACTGTCATGCTACCGGACGCATCCGTGGGTTGTTGTGCACACAGTGCAATCGTGGGCTGGGCATGTTCGGGGACTCTCCTGAACGCTTGTTGGCTGCTGCAAAATACTTAGAGGCAGGCGCTTGACCCCACCCCGCCCATGTGCTACCCTCTTACAAACCGAGCTTCACCACAGCCCGCCGACTGACTCGGCAGACTTCTCCTCAGAGACGACGGGCGCAGATTTGAGGAATAAGCCATGAGCTTCAACACCTTCTCCGGCCCGGTCCGCTCGGGCACCGTTCGTTACGCCCCCGGTGAAAATACCGGTCTGATCACGCTGTCACGCACGGCCTACGTCAACGTCTCTGGCGTGGCTCTAACCGCCGCTCCGGTGGCTCAGACGCTGTTTACGCTGCCCGCTGGCTCCAAGATCCTGAACTTCGTGCCTGAAGTGCTGGTGACCGTTGCTGGCAACTCTGTGTCCCAGGTGGGTGTGACCATTGGCAAGGCGGGCTCCGCTGCTGAGTTTGCTGCCTCGTTCAACACGGGCACGGCTGTGGCTCGTGTGGCTCAAGCTACCGTGGATACGGCGATCTCTGGCAAGGTTGCAGCGCTGAACAACATTGGCACGCTGGATGTGCCTGTGACGGCTACGTTCACGGCCACGACGGGCAACCCCACTTCTGGTCAGATCGCAATTACGGTTGTGTATCAGCAGCGTGCTGATGACGGCGCACAAGTGCCGACCACGTTCCAGAACTGATCCCGGCCCCGCTTCGGCGGGGTTAGCCTTTTGGAGGCTTCATGGCTAAGACCAATTACAGCCCGACGTTCCCGATGTACCCCGGGGATGCGGCTGTTGTCACGACGAGTGACACCAATAACTTGCGTGAGCCCTCGGTTGTTTTTGTAGGCTCTGCGGGTAACGTGCGTGTGTTGACGTCCCAGGGGTCTGATGTGACCTTCACGGGCGTGCTGGGTGGCTCTGTGCTGCCGGTACAGGTGATCCGCGTGTTCGCAACGAACACGACCGCAACGGGCTTGGTCAGGGTGTTCTGATGTCCTTCGGCTTTGGGTTCGGCTTTCCTCGTAGGGCTGCGGCGGGCGGTGCTGCTCCGTCGCTCAACTTCGACTTCACATCGCTGACCTCACTGCCGAGTAGGATCACCTTCTCCCGCACCAGCAACGCCATGTTGACAAACAGCAATGGCCGGGTTGCTTACGCGCCGCACAACCTGCTGACGAACTCGGAGGACTTTGAGGCGAGTTGGGTCAGGAGTAGTTCAACCGTTACGGCTAACGTGGTTGTTGCCGAGGATGGAACTACTACCGGAGACACGGTTGTTTCCGCTGCGGCGACGGCCATTACGGGCGTCTACAAGGTCGCCACTATTACTGCTGGAATTAACACGCAGAGCATCTACGTCAAGCAAGCCACAGGTGTGCGCTACGTCCAGCTTTTGTGGACAAGCGGCGGATTGTCAAATGAGTGGGCAAATTTTGACCTGCAAACAGGTACGCTCACAGGCGGTTCGTATACCCAGGCGGTTATTACACCTGCTCGGAATGGCTGGTATCGCTTGGCGATGACATCAACGACGACCGCAAGTGTTACTGATGGACCTTGGATCATTGCTGTCACAAGCGGCTCTGCTGGTCGCGGTGCAACATACCCCGGCAATGGTACGGACAGTTTCTCTGTCTGGGGAGCCCAACTCAACGTAGCCAACGCGCCGGTCAATCTGCTGACGTTCTCGGAGCAGTTTGATAATGCGGTGTGGCAGAAACTTGCCGCAGGAACCGCAGTTGCGCCGGTTGTAACGGCTAATTATGCAACCGCGCCTGATGGCACGTTGACGGCAGATCGTATTGTCTTTGATCGAGGCACAGGAACAACCGGCAGCGATATTAGCTACATCAATCAGTCAATCACATCTGTTCCTTCTGATTGCACTGGTTCTATTTGGTTGCGGACCACTGACGGTAGCACCAAGTCAATTAGTTTCCGTGTAGGAAATACGTTCAACTACACCGCAAACGTAACCGGAACATGGACTAGGTTTACGTTGACGGGCACCGCGCCAATTACCCGAGTGGATTTGCTGGCCTACGGGAACGCATCAGTTCAGGTTACTGACCTGCTTGTCTGGGGCGCTCAACTCAACACCGGCTCCACTGCTCTGCCCTATGTAGCAACGACCAGCAGCATCTATCTGCCGCCGAGCTATAACAGCACAACACCCAAAAATCTCCTTGGCTTCACGCAGGAGTTTGACAATGCGGCGTGGACGAAGAGCAACTCGTTCGTGCAGACGAACTTGGTGTTGTACTCGGAACAGTTTGACGTAACGGTTAATGGGTGGACAAAAGTAGACGCTACGATTACGGCAAACGCTACCGATGCGCCTGATGGATATGCTACAGCGGATTTGTTTGTTGCTTTAGCTGGAACCGGCACATCCCCAAGAATTCTTACAACTAATAATGTTGCTGGCGCAATTGCGCCACATGTTGCGTCTTTCTTTGTAAAGAATAACACAAACAATTTTATCCAAATCGCCAACAGCGCAGGCACTGCTTGGCATTGCAATTTTGATGTGAGCGCTGGATTAGTAGGTACGTCAAATAACTGTACTGGAACAATAAACAACATTGGTTCCGGTTGGTATCGGTGTTCAGTAGCATATACGCCAACCAACACAGCTGATGTTTCTGCGCGTTGCTATTTGGTTCCTAGCAGTTCTGCTTCTCGGGCGCAGACTTGGAA